CGGCGGCGGCGAATACAGCCACACCGCGTGCACACTGTTCTACGCCGACGTTCCGGGCGGTGAGATCAAACAGTCGGTGCGCGGTATTGACTGGGAGAGTCACGGAAACCGCAATGGCGTCGGAGTCGACTACTACGACAACGCCCGCGCCTGGAATGACCCGCTGTTCAGCGACTTCTGGTACCTGGATGCCAAGCTCGAAACCGCTGCCACCCCTGCAACGCCACAGCCCGTCATCGTGGGGCCCGCGGACGATCAGCTCAACATGCAGTGGAACTGCCTCGGCGGCCAGACCCTCGTCGAGGCCGTCGCTGAGATCCGAGACAAGGTGTGCGGCACCGCAGATCGCAGCAAGGCCGGGGTGGTGCTCCGATGAGCGCGCGGCTTCCGCTCAAGCTCGGGTCTTCGGATGCGCGCGGGGACGACGTGTCGCACTGGCAGCGGTGGGCCAAGCAGTACGCATCGGCGTACGCGGACCTCATGGGCCCGGTGGACGGGTACTACGGCAACGGCGACGCTGCGTTCACCCGAGAGATGCAGCGCCGACTCGGAATACCGCAGACCGGTGTATTCGATGAGCTGACCGCCAGCCGGGTCGGCTACGGCGGCACCGTGGCTCCACGCCCGCGCCGCAAGATCTGGTTGTATTCGTCGCCGGGCTCGGGTGCAGACTGGAACATGGGTCCGAGCTTCGCCCTCGGCGAATGGTGCAAGGACGTGCTCAAGATCAACCATCAACCGCTGTCATTCCAAAAGGGCGGCTACCTCGGATTACTGGGCGGTGATGCGAAATTCAGCTACAACGAGGTCACCTACGACCAGTACAAATCGCTGGAATACTGCCTCGACCACAACCCCGACATCAACGACCCGGATCTCGAGCTGTGGTTTTCCGGCTACTCGCAATCGGCCGACGGCATGGAGGACGCACTCGAAATCCTATTCGGCGACGGCGGTTTCATTCATCCCGGCGACCCGACGCGGACACCTTCACCTCCCGGAAAGTACCGGCATCTGCGCGACCGGATCAACGGCGTGGTCCAATTCGGCAACCCCTCAACTCCGGTCACGGGCATCGCCCGCAAGACGCGGCCCGCGTGGCTGGCCAAACTGGTGCGGAACATCAACGCCCGGAACGACTTCTACGCCGTCGCGCCAGACAACATCCGCCCCGCGTTCTATGCGATCATCGTGCAGGCCGAGCTGGAGCTGCCGTTCTTCGTGCACGTACTGCGCATCGCGGTACCCATCATCACCGACTGGGCCACCGCGACGCTGCCGGTCATCGGGCCGCTACTCGGCGGGTTCGGCCCCATGGCGCAGCTCGGGCTCGGCATGATCAGCGGCCTGCAGGGTATGGGGCAGAATCCGTTGCTTGGCAACCTCATGGGTCAGGCCGGTTCCTCGCGCGATACCAAGGTCGACGACGATCTGCGCCGGCTGCTCTCGCCCACCGGAGTACTGCAGAACATCCCCGGCCTCATCGCCCTCATCGCTGCGCTACCCGGCCTACAGGCACACGGCGAATACCACCTGCCCAAACCCGAGTTCGGCGGCCGGGACGGCATCGCGGTTGCCTACGACATCATCGCCGGGTTCCGCCGATAAGCGCGGCATAGCTGGACTAGCCCGGGCGGTCGAGCACGTGAAGTAGTCCACCCAAAACCCCAGCACAACGGCAGTGGTGGACGAAATAGCCGAAAACATACCGGGATCTATACCGGGCTACTCATGACCTGCACTGTTTCCGGTTTTGAACACGAAAATGAGAGGACAATCAACCATGCCCAACGACAACGTACGCCTGGCAATCCACGCTGCGAGTCTGCTCGTCTTCATTATCGCGGTGGCGGTGCTCGTCGCTCTCGATAAGCTCCAGAGTGGCGACGGCCTGACGTGGATCGTCACCGGCGCCGGTCTGATCACTGCCGGGCTGTCCACAACCAAGATGATTCAGGACCGGCGCGGCAACGGCCCGGACGGGTCGGCTCAGTGATCCTGCCATCAATCCCGATCACCGAATGGCCCCCTTTGCCTCCGCTGGCCCGTGACGGCTGGGAACTGGCCACCTGGATTGTCATCGCCCTGGTCGTGCTCGTACTCGGCCTGTACCGCAAGGATCTTCGCGCCGTGCTCCACCAGGTCAAGAACAGCCACAAGACCAACCTCCGCGACGACGTGGACGGAGTTGGCGACCGACTCGACGACGTGCTCGACCGGCTCGAAGAGTTCGGCCGCGACCTACGCGGAATGCGCTCCGATATCGGCGGCCTACGCGGTGAACTGAGAGAAGAACGCAAGGACCGCTTGGCATTCGAGCACCAGGTAACAGAGAAGCTGCGCGACTCAAACTAGCCGGAAAACAGGGTGCCCCCGCTCAGCATGTTTGAGCGGGGGCACCTTTCGTCGTTTCTACGCCTTGCTGGATTGACAGTCTGGCACAACGTGATCATTGGTGACCGAGTGCAGATACCAGACGTTCTTGACTTGTGCCAGCTCTAATGTCGCCTCCGATGCTGCCGGGGCTTGGACTTGAGGGTCGTTGACTGTCCGCTGCGTGACGGACGTGTACGTGTAGCAGATGACCAGTGTTGCGGTGGACGCATTCAACGCAATTGCGGATGTGGCGGCGAGATTCAAGGGGCCGGTTGGGTAGCTTTCAGCCTCGTCGGTTTCTTTGTTGCGGCCCACCGTTCCCAGTGAGCGCACATCTTCAAAGAGTGCATTCCATGCCGTCCCGTCCAACTGTGGATCAACGATAGCCACGTACCGACGGTAGCTGGGACTGCCTTGCCCCGGCGCCCGGTAGCCTTCCACGGCTGGCCATATGTCCTTGGTGAACCTGGTGACTACCCCGTCTGTGTCGGGTGTGGAAATGGTGGACGTGCTCGCGGCGGGCGTTGTCTCGGGCGCGTTCGTTGCGGTGCAGCCCGCCACCATCGCAACGAACAGCAGTGGCATGAAAAGCCTTGTTAGTGTCACGAATTGAGCCTTAGCACATCGGTTATCCGCCCATCCCTGTTTGCATTGTCGATGCGCACCGGCACCCCCGAGTAGGGCGCGTCAAGCATGAAGCCATTGCCGACATAGATACCCGTGTGTTCGGTACCGCCGTTGAAGAAGACGAGAATATCGCCGACCTGGGCCTTGGAGCTGATCTGCGCGGACGGGATCTGCACTGCGTCAGGCACTTTGGTCAAGTGTTTGCTTATGTCAATGCGATCAGTCCCCGTACCGAGCTCCTTGCCGTCTGGCCTCTCGAATACGTCAACTCCCGCGCCCTGCTGGAACGAGTAGCGAACCAAACCGCCGCAATCGAATCCAGTTCGATTCCAGTCCTGATGCTCGTCGGCGCCACCGCCGTTGTCCCCGTGGCCCTTTGACGGTCCATTCACATCGGTGTTGCCACCCCACGCGTAGGACACGCCTTGCGAGCGGCCAGCGGCCCCGATAGCGCGCAATGACTTATCGCTGACGGCTTCCGGTTTCGGTAAGGCCATGGGGGCACCGATGGCCCGTTGCGTGCCGTCCGCGTTCTTGCCCGATAGGTAGTCTTTCCATGCTTGGTCGCGCGCCGGGCCGGGGCCAACGCTTTGGTCGTATCCGGGCGGGTTGTCGGCCATGGGGATCGTCTTGCCGGGGATCATGGTCGGCTTGGCCCCGTTGGGGTAAGGGGGGTTTCCATCGGCGCCGCCGATGGGGCCGGAGGCGAGGATCGACGGGTCGGAGGGCTTGGGGTCGGTCTGGCCGATGTGTGGACCATCGGCCACCCCGCCGCCAGGTGTGGTGATCGCTTTGAGTGCGTCGGCAATCTCCGCGTCAACCGCATCGGCCTTGCGTAGCAGCGCTTTCATCTCGTCTTCGAGCTGTTGCTTGGTGGCAACGCTCTGCATATCACCGAGGGGAACACCGCTCGTGTTGATCGAGCCGTCGTTATTGAGCTTCCAGTGCACCAGCTCGCCACTTTCGTTGTAGCTGCCGTTGCCGACGATGGTGGCCTTCAAGTAGCGGTACTTGGACTTGATACCCAGAACCTCGTCGTAGAGGGGCCGCAGCTTGTCGGCGACAGCCTTGGCCTGATGCCCTTGTTCATCGACATCCACACGGACCTTGCCGTGATAGCGGTGCCACGCATCTGCCGTCAGCCCACCCCAGCTGGAAAGGTTGGCCTGCACCCCATCGAGGGTGTCGCCGAGCTTCACATGCGATTTGTGAATGCCATCCATGGTGCCGATGACGTTCTCTAGCCCTTGAGCGTCCCAATGCTCGATATCGTCGCACTCAGCCATCTACCGGCCCTGCCCGTACTGGTCAGCGTTCAGGTCATCCATCGCAACCACCTGGCCCGTGAACTCCTGCATCCCTACACCATGCTCGGTCAACTGGTGGTGCAGCACTCGCGCTCGGTCGGCCAGCGCCGCGCGCGCGGACTCCAGCGCACCCTTGGATTGACCCCACATCTGCGACACCGCGGACTCAAGGGCTCCATGGTGGCCGTCCTGCTCAGCCTTGGATTGCTCCACCGCGTCGAGCAGCCGGTTGGACTCGCGCATCATCGGGTCCGGGTGAAGCTCAAACGAGTACGACATATTTGCCCCCTGTGGTAGCTGATGGGGGCAATATACGTGCGCAATCGGGTGGCCGCTACCCCCTGATGGGCGAATCGTCATGTTGCCAAGACGGTCGCCACCCGATTCTGGCCGACCCAAGGCAAGATCGCTGCACGGCGGTACTGTGTGGCCTACAGCTGGGCGGAAACACACTTTCACACCCCGGATTTGTGTCCTTACACCCCGCCCAGCTGCTCACATCCAGCTACCGCGGCGCCGGCAGTTTCCGGGCGCAGCTGGTCATTCGATGTGCCCCGGCTCGCCAGGAGGGATTGTGTCAGCGGTGACGGTGTAGGTCTCGATCCCGCTCCGCTCGGCGGGGATCACGTCATGCGCCCACTGGGGGCAGCCACCGTAGTAGTAGACGCCGCCGCAACTGCTGTGGACATATTGCGGGTGCCAGTATCGGCGCGCTCGCTCCCATGATCCGTCCGGGTTGATTGGCCCGTCGCACATCTCGAGAATCTGTGGATTGAGGCCGAGCAGCGGCACACGCGCACAGCCGGGTGGTGGTGGGTCAGCATTAGCCGACGGGCTGAACATCAACGCCGCGCAAATGGCGACCACAACCCCCGTGATCTTGTTCATGCGCGGATCGTACTGCGATCTACTCAGCTACCTGCCAGGAATGCCACCAGTCGATCTACCTTGTCAATCCCCGCGAAATGCCGGGGCGCCCGGCGACTGTCCTGACCATCGGCCCACAAGATCACGCCGGTGTGTGCGTACATGACGGAAACCCACGACGCGGTGCCGGGGCGGCGGTAGACGAGCTCGCCACTGTCGCCTCCCACAGCGATCCAGCCATGCACGCGTGCGGCCCGATCGACGGTCTGCTGTCCAGTCATGTCGATTGCCCTTCTGTTGCGATCGTCGAACGCCGCCGGGTGGCCTTCTTAATTCGGGGAGCGGCACACAGCCGGGAAGCGAGCGCATCGACGCCAGCAGCCCCGCGTCGCGCGGAATATCCGAGGTAAACCATTGTGGTAGAGAGGCTTTGATGGCCGAGGGCTTCCTGTATGTAGCGGATATCCACGCCGGCCTCCAGTAGTGCCGTGGCGAATCTGTGGCGCAGTGTGTGCAGCGTGTAGGGGAGTTTCAGGTTCGCCAGAAACTCCGAAGACGTAACCGAGACATAGTTCGGAGTGACAGGCCCACCCTCGGGGCGCCGGAACATTGCGCCCGGCTGGCTCATCTGGTTACTCAGGCGCTCAAGCACAATCGGAGGTACCCGCACAATCCGCTGCTTCCCGCCCTTTCCGTGCACAGTCAGGAACGCGCCGCCGTCGCCGTCCGGCCGAAAATCGCTGCGCTCCATTACCGCGATCTCTCCGGCGCGCAAACCGCAGTAGCCGGCCAGGAGTAGCCACGCATGCATGTCCGACCCGATGGGCGCGGCCATCAGTGCGAGGTCGAGGTGATCGTCGGGGATCGGCCGGGGCATCCGGCGCTTGATCTTCGGCTGGACCAGACGCGCGGATGGGTCCGCGGCGATGAGGTTGGCTCCGTGGGCCCAGCGGTAGAACGCGCAGACGTGGCTGGTGTAGGTCTGAACGCTTGAGGCGCACACCCGTAGGGAGCGCTGCCATGCCTCCAGCTGTTCGGGTGTGGCGTCCATCAATGCGGTGTCGCCCAGCCAGCGGTCGAGACGATCGAGTTGGCCGAGACGGTGCTCGATGGTTTTCGGGGTCATGTTGCGGAGCTTTAGATACGCTGTGAATGCGCTGAGAGCCGCCCCGGAGCTGTGAAGGTTTTCCATGCCGAATATGAATAGCGGCTAGGTGATCTTGATCTGACGGTTGTTGCAGGTCAGATGCTTTTTAGAGCGTAACCCGTGACCCTTTGCCGACCGGCGCAAGCCTGACTTACGCGGTTCATACTCACGAGTAAGAATGCTACCGCTCGGCTCCACCAACGGTTTGCTCGCATCCGAAATCGTCTTGAGGCCAGCTGTTATGTAGTCGTAGGACATGCCAGTCGCCTCAGAGGCGAGGTGCAATTCCTCGACATCCCACGGAACCTTGCCGTTGATCCGGTATGAGATCGCCTGCGGCGACTTTCCAATCGCCCGTGCGAGCTCGTAGTACTTGATTTGCAAGCGGGCGCATTCCTCGCGAACCCGGCGAGCGACAGCCGCGGCGCCGCGATCGTGATCAACAACCATCAATGTGGACATGTAAAGCACTTTACACCAGATCTGATGTAGATACTAACGCTCATCTGTAGAAACCATCGACACATCGCATTTTTTCATCCCAATCGCTTGCTTCTTCTACAACTGAGCTGTAGAACTACAACCATGTCATTCATGGCTACCACCATCGATCAGCGAGTAGCGGCCAACGTCCGCGCCGAAATGGCGCGTAGGCGAGTTAGTCAGCAGACGCTCGCCAACGCTATGGATCTGAGTTTTATGTCGATCTCACGGCGCATGTCCGGTCACGTCTCGTTCTCAATCAGTGAGCTGTACCGGGTAGCCGAGGTCCTGAAAGTTGATATACGCACGCTGATCGCTCTCGAACAGGCCGTCGCCTCGTGAGCACCGCGAAAGATCGTTCGATCGGCGAAGAGCTGATACTGATCATCCGCGCCGAGATCCGCGCCTACGACGAACGCAAGGACGAGGCGGTGCGGCTGCGCAAGGTCGCTGACCAGGCGGTCGCGGAGGCTGAGCGGGCTGCCAAGGCGGCGCGTGAGTCAAAGCCGAATTCCATCGGTGGCCTAGTCACCGCCGCCTTCTCTGGTGATCTGAACGCGCAGGCCATCGACGCACTCTTCGAGCGTCAGCAGAAGCCGCTTGCGAACTTCACTACCACCATCAGTGCCGCCTCTGTCGCTGACGGGCTTGGTGCATGGCAGCCGCGCGGCACAGGGGAGAACCCGCCACGTCGCCGATGGTGGCGCAAGAAGCGCTGAATCGTCGTGTCTGACAACTGAATAGGAAAACCCCGACGGCGGGCTCGCTCGCCAAAGTTCACCCGCCGCCGGGGCCTCTACAACCAGCCTAAAGGAGGCCGGTCATGTCCCACCGTATCCAAGTCCCTGATCAGCGCGTCGGCGGTGTCCGATGAGCGCGCCCATTACGGCAGCCGATGTGCTGCGCGCTGCCCTCACCGAGTTGCGCCGTTCCCTCAATGATGACGGTAACGGCTGGGCGCAAGGTCAGTTCGGCGGCGGCGACCGCTGCAAGTGCGCGCTCGGTGCGATCAATATCACCAGCGACGACATGGGCTGCACGGAACATTCCGAAGCGGGGGCACGCAAAGCGCTGTGCGACGCCATCGGGGCGGAAGTAGGAACGTACGGGCCCGGCGCAACCATCATCAACTGGAACGACACACCCGGTCGCACCTTCCCCGAGGTCGAATCCGCTTTCGAGCGTGCTATCGAACTCGCCGAGGCGGGTGCCCGATGAGCAGCTACGACAAGATCACCGTCGCCCTGGCTGTTATCGCCGCGCTCGCCGCGATGCTGCTGGCTTCACCCAACTCACACGCTGCGTCGCTCACCGGCGTGTTCGCGCAGATCGAGGTGACCGCGTGAATCTCACGAAGCTCTTCGGGTTCCGGCGCCGCGTCCCAGAGTCGCGGAATGTATTACAGCTCAACAAGACTATCGACCGGGCGGGCTCCGTCATGGACGCGTTCACTGAGACCGCCAAGGCTTCCGGGTTTGATCTGGGGCCCGACGCGGACGGTATCGAGATGGCGCTGGTGGACTTCTTCACCGACCGCGAGCGCCGCGACGAGGCCAGCGCCGCGATTCGCGCATCGGAGGCGGGCTGGTGATGACCGAGACACCCAAGCCCACACGGGAACTTATCGCCAAGATGCGCGATGCCGCGGGCGCGCTACAGGACGCTACGCGTATCCACTTCGGAGACCTCAATCCGGGGCGTGCAAGCCAGACCAACTGGAGCCCTGCGTATCTGCGCCGGGTTGCCGACAACTGGGAGTCCGACCTAGATGCCGACGATCGCATAGTCGCGCAGATCGCGGACATGATGACCGACCCGACACGTCCAAATCTCGATATAGCACAAGAGATCGTACGGCGATTCAACGTTCTGCCGAAGGGGGCCAAGGGGTGACGACACACACAGCCACCGGGTACCTGATTCTCGAGGCGTCCCGCTACAGGTACGGACTCGCTGGCGAGGACGGGCTCAGGCCGGTTGACGGGCTGCGCGTCGTTGGCCACCGCGCGAACCGACCAGCGAAACTGGCCCGTGACCAGATCGCAGTGAAAGTCGCAATCACAGTCGATGACGCTGAGTTCTCGCCTATCACAGCGACACTCGCCCTCGCTCTCGATCCGTCGCGGGTCATCCATCCGGTAGTCGAGGATCTGGAGCCGACCGAATGAGCCTCAACATTCCCGAGGGCTACGAGTTGCACTACGCGATCATGCAGCCCGACGGCACCCTAGCGAGCATTCCAGGGACAAACCAGCCGGCGATCTTCCTGGATAAGTCTGGCGCCGAGCACATCCTCGGGCATTTACGTGAGGACGCCGCGCGTATGGGCATCACCTCCTATGCCGGTCGTGTGGTCTATCGCCTGTGCTCGCCGTTCATCGATCCCAACGACCCGATCGCCGAAACAATCGGGCAGATCGAGACATGGTTGAAATCGCAAGGGGGGCAATCATGAACACCTATTTTTGCCCGGTGTGCTGGCAGCGTGCGGTGCGCAACAAGACCCACGACGTGATCTGGCCGCACCTGGACAGCATCGGCGCCGACGAGTGCCCGGCATCGAATCACCCGTACCGGATCGCGATCAGGGCCGCGGTCTCCCCTCGAACCACATTGCGCCAGGCCGTGTCCGCGGCCCATCAACTACTGGAGGCAATCGCCGCATGAGCACCAAATTCGTTCCACCGATCAAGCGCGTGGATCGTGGCAAGAACCACTGGTATGTGGACGGCAACAACGTCCATATCCCTGGTGTTACAACGATCATCGGCAACGGAATCCCCAAGCCAGCGCTGATCAACTGGGCCGCGAACGCGACCGCTGAGTATGCGATCGACAACTGGGACGAGCTGGGCGACTTGGCCGTTGCATCCCGGCTCAAGACGTTGCAGGGCGCCCGCTACGAGGCCACCGACAAAGCCAAGAAACGCGGCACCGAGGTCCACAAGATCGGCGAGCGGCTGGTCAAGGGCGAGAAGGTCAAGAACATCCCCGACGAGCTACGCGGCCACTGCGAGGCGTACGTCCGGTTCCTTGATCGGTTCGAGGTAGATCCGGTGGCCGTCGAAATAACCGTCGTTTCATACAAATACGGCTACGCCGGCACGCTCGACCTGATTGCAGACCTCACGGACAACGAGGGTAAGCGCGAGCGCTGGTTGCTCGACCTCAAGACGAACGAGAAAGGCATCTACGGCGAGACCGCACTCCAGCTCGCCGGATACCGGTTCGCCGAGAAGTACATCGGCCCCGAGGGCGACGAGCTGCCAATGATCCCGGTGGACCGCACCGGGGCAATTCAGATCACCTCCGATGACGCACAACTGTTTCCCACGCAGAGCGACGAGTCATCACTGCGCTGGCTCTGGTACGCCGCCCAGGTCGGCGAGTTCGTCAAGGCCGGTCGGGATCTCGTCTACCCGGCAATGGAGCCGCACAACCCTGACGCGCCGATCGCGCGCGTCGTCTACGACACCAAGGAGAACTGAGCAATGACCGAACTCGCCACCCGCCCAAGCGCCTGGCCCCCCGCTGCCGGATGGGACGGCACCATCGAGCGGCACCCGGCCACCGTGCAACCCACGCAGGCCGAGCGCATGCGCGAATGGCTGCACCTGTTCAAGGAATGCCGAGAGGCCGCCGAGGTGCTTGCCAAGACCTCGTTTGTCCCCAAGGACATGATGGGCAAGCCCGCCGAAATCGCCGCCTCGATGCTCAAGGGCTGGGAGCTTGGACTCGACCCACTCGACGCGCTCGCCTCGATCTACGTCGTGCACGGCCGAGTCGGCTTCTACGCGGAGTTCATGCGGCGCCGCATCATCCAGGCTGGGCACACCTTTCGGGTCACCGAGTCCACCGACAACCGATGCGTCGTCGAGGGCACCCGCAGTGACAACGGCGAAACCCATCGCGCGACGTTCACTGCCGAGCAGGCCAAGCGCGCCAAGATCGACATCGCCGCCTACCCGGCCGAGAAGCTGGTCGCCCGCGCCACCTCCCGGCTGTGCAAGCAAGCATTCCCCGACGTGCTCTCGGGCTCGCTAATCGTCGAGGATCTGCTCGACGGGCTGATCTCGGTGGAGTCCGAGCGGCTGGACGCGCCAGCACAAGAGGCGACCGAAGCGCCAGCGCTTCAGCGCCGCACGCGCGCTGCCCGCAAGGCACCCGCACCCAAGGCGACACCAGCACCGGTACCGGCTGCCGACCTCGACGAGTTCCCGGCGTCCGCACCCGAGCCCGAACCGGAAACGCAGCCTATGACGGTCGAGCCTGAACCCGCGCAGGACGAACACCGGATCGGGAACGCAGACGAGGTGGGTATCACCGATCCGCAACTCAAGAAGTTGCACGTCCTGTTCGGCAAGCACGGCCTGAATGAGCGTCAGGCCGGTCTGGACTGGCTCACCGCGGCGACCGGCCGCGAGATCACCTCATCGAAAGATCTCACCAAGCACGAGGCCATCAAGGTCATCGACATGTTGGAAAACGACGAGCCCCAGTAGTTCCGCTTTTGAAACACCCACCACCAGAAGGGAAGTAACACATCATGGCCGAAGTAACCGGGAAGCCCGCAGGCTTGCCCAGCACCAACGCGCTCGACAAGTTCGACGACGGACTGGCCACCGGCCCGACCGAGATCCGACTCGGGCAAGCCGTGCTCATGTCCTTAAGTGATCCACCCGAAGCCGGCGAATACATCGACATATCGGCGCGCCTGTACGTCAAGCACGCCGGATTCGACCAGAACACGCCCGATAGCCCGAAAGTGCCTGTGCGTCAAACCAAGATCATCGTGGCCTGGCCGCTCGGTGAGCAGATGCCCAAGCCCAAGTCCAAGAACGGCGCCGAGATCCCCGAGGTTGATGGCCAAGAGCCCCTGTTCGACGACGACGGCGACCCGCAAGGCGCTGACGATGACCAACAGGATGATCATCAGGACAGCCCGGAGGACGGGACCGTGGTGGCATTCACCGGCGGCCCCGCATTCTCCGACGGCACCGAGGGCGACGGCGAGTAAATGCCCACCCAACCAGTCATCGACCACCGTGGCGCTTCTGCTCCCGCCGCGGTGGTCGATGACTACCCACTCGGCGAGTACCCGCCCGTCACCTGGTGGCAGGTGCAGAACATTCCCCACGCGGTAATCGTCAGCGAGGCAGTCGTTGCCGCAATCAGCGCGGCGCTCGACCTACTCGCCGTGACCCTATTCGGCAAGCCCTGGTCTGAGCTGGTCCTACAGCTGCCGCCCAATGGCGCACACAATCCGTCGCGGCCGAGTGACTGCACCCGGCTATGCGGCGCCCCTGGGTGCGCATCGTGGGGGTGCCTGTCGTGAACGACATCTACGCCGCCGAGCGCGACGAAGCGTGCGCTGCCCGCTACGCCATGACCGAGATGGACCGGGCCCCCAGACATCCACACGCACACCTCGGCATGTGCGGCGACCGAGACGACGCAAGAGAGGAACGCTGATGCTGACCGAAGATCAGCGCTGGCTGCTATGGACCGTCGGCCTGAACATCAGCCGCGCCTTGCTATCCGAAGAGGGCTTGCAGAGTCACATGTCTAGACGGGGCGGATACCTGGGTTCGCCGCGCGACGGCGCTCCGGAGTGGATGAACAGCTACGAGACCCACAACAACAGGATCACGAGCCCGATGCGCGGTGACGTGCGAGTCACCGTGACAGCCAGCCAGATTCGGGCGTTCCGCAAGACAATTCCCACGGAGCTACTGCGCGAGTTAGCCACGATCGACAAGGCCGAACTCGACGAACACCGGCGCACCGCGATGTGGTGCCGGTGCCACTGGACCTACGACGGCGAGCCCCGCGCGCACACGGACTTTATGCAGCGCGAGTACTACCACCCCACTGATGATGAAGACAAAGCCCACATGGACATCGTGTTCAGTCTGCGTGACCTCGAATGGGGCTGCCTGGCGGCAATCCTTGGCGTCGGCGCCGAACCGGTCGGGCAGCTGGAGCTGTTCGGAGTCAGCGCATGATCACGCCTCACTACCAAGACGAATCGGTCAGCCTGCACCACGGCGACTGCCTCGACGTGCTGCGCGCCGACGACTACGGATACGAGTGGAACCTCGGCTACCGATCAGCGCGGATGTTCCCCGACTGCAGCGTCGACGCGGTGATCACCGACCCTCCCTATGGCATCGCGTTCATGGGCAAGGACTGGGACCAGCCGGGCGCGTTCGGGTCTGAGCGGCGCAATGGGTCGCCCCAGAGGACTCAGCGCGAAGGCTTAGCGATGGATGCCGGCCGCTATGACCTCTCGCCGGCGGCAATGCTCAACTTCCAGCGCTGGTGCACCGCATGGGCCACCGAATGCCTGCGCATCCTCAAGCCCGGTGGCCACCTGCTGGCGTTCGGTGGCTCCCGGACCTGGCACCGGCTCGCCGCCGCGATCGAGGATGCGGGTTTCGAGATCCGCGACAGCATCGCATGGTTGTTCGCGCAGGGGTTCCCGAAATCGATGAACCTCCCGGGTGGCCTCGGCACCGCGCTCAAACCCGCTTTCGAGCCGATCGTGGTCGCACGTAAACCGTTGGTGGGCACCGTGGCCGCGAACGTGCTCGAGCACGGTACCGGGGCGCTGAACATAGACGCCTGCCGGATACCCACCGGGGACAAACTCGGCGGCGGCTCAACGACGCGCGGCCAGCGGATGAAAGACGGCTGGCACCGGCCCTGGATGGACGACCCCGACATGGTGGCGGCGAACGCCGAGCGAAGTCGTGCATCGGTGGCCAGATCCGAAGAATTGGGCCGTTGGCCGACCAACGTTGTCCTCGACGAGCGCCAGGCCGCAGAGCTCGACCAGCACAGCGGCACGTCCACCAGCCGCGTAGGCAAGCCGCGAGGCGCCGCATCCGGCGCGGGATGGGGAATGACCGCTACGGGCGCCGAGTATGCCGACGAGGGTGGAGCTTCCCGATTCTTCCCCGTGTTTCGCTACGAGGCCAAGGCGCCAACGTCTGAGCGGCCCAACGCCGATGGCGTACAGCACCCGACGGTCAAGCCTCTGGACCTGATGCGTTGGCTGGTGCGGCTGGTGACCCCAGTAGGGGCCGTGGTTTTGGAACCGTTCGCCGGCAGCGGCACGACCGCCGAAGCATGCGTGCTGGAGGACCGCCAGTGCATTGCGATTGAACGTGAAGCCGACTACTTGCCGTTGATCGTGTCGCGGCTCCAAAAGCCCATGCAGCAAGGGTTATTTGGGCTGGAGGCGGGCGCATGACCCGCACACCCGAGAGCACCAAGGCATACCAGGCCGGTCTGTGCGTGGACTGCAAGACCGAGCCGCACAGTGCCGGTCGACCGCGGTGCGAGAAGTGCCATACGAAATTCAGAAGGGGTGAGTGATGGGCGATCCCACAATCCGCGTGCTGTCTCTCGGCGCTGGTGTCCAGTCGACGGTGCTAGCGCTCATGGCGTGCGACGGCACGCTGCCCGGTCTGGACGCTGCGGTTTTCGCCGATACCGGCTGGGAACCGCCCGCAGTCTATGAGCAGGTGGATCGGCTCGCCGCCGAGCTTGCCCGCGTAGACATTCCGCTGCACCGGGTGTCGTCAGGCAACCTGCGGGCGGACACCCTCGACCCGGGGCACCGGTTCGTGTCGGTGCCGTACTTCACCCGCAACGCTGACGGCGGCGAAGGCATGGGCCGTCGCCAGTGCACCAGCGAGTACAAACTCAAGCCGATCAAGGTCAAGGTGCGCGAGTTGCTGGGCTACCCGCACCCGACACCGGTGCCGCGTGATGTGTTCGCAGAGCAGTGGATCGGCTTCTCCACCGACGAGATCCACCGGGTGCGCAACCGCTTGGACGTGAACTACTCCCGGCCGCGGTACCCGCTGCTCGATCTAGGCATGTCCCGCAAGGACTGCCAACGCTGGCTAGAGCGCGCCGGATGGGGCCACACCGCCAAGAGCGCCTGTATCGGGTGCCCGTTCCACGGCAATGCCCAGTGGCGGTACATGTACGAGCGCCGCGACATCTGCGCGACGTGCGGCCACACCCGCGACGACCACTGGCGCGGGTTCGACGAACCCAAGGCATGCGCGCATCTGTACAACCGCAACCGGCCCGAAGAGATCGCCGATCTGTGCATGTGCAAGCGGTTCCACTCCCTCTGGGACGATGCGGTCGATTTCGACCGCCGCATCCGCAAGGGCGGCGCCTCGGCCAACCCACTCGACGGCGAGGCATTCTTGCACCGCTCACGAGTTCCGTTGGACCTGGCACCAATCGACCGCGTGACACGTGCCGAGTACGCCGACATGCAGCTCGACCTATTCGAGGACGGCGACCCGGACGGCTGCTCACCGTACGGCTGCCGCAGCGGGGAGGTGGCCTGATGCCCATTCGCCCGGAGAACCGCGACCGCTACCCCAAGGACTGGCCCGAGATCTCGCGCCGCATCCGCTTCGAGCGCGCCCAGGGCCGCTGTGAGTGCGAGGGCGAGTGCCTTCGCGGTACTCACCTCGACCGCTGCCCGAACGTCAACGGGCAGCCCGCATACGGCACCGGCAGCCGTGTCATCCTCACCGTAGCGCACCTGAACCACACCCCCGAGGACTGCCGGGATGAGAACCTGCGCGCCATGTGCAACGGGTGCCATCTTCACTACGACAGGGAACATCACGCGATGACCCGAGCGCAGACGCGACGCCGAAAGCAACTCGACGCCGGTCAGATGGAGCTGGCGATATGACGAAGCTGGATGAATTGCTCACCACCGACCAGGCAGCAGCCATTGACACACTGCGGTCAACGCTCGGTGTCGATCCAGCGGCCGATCCGAAATTCTGGGAGTGCTTGCTCGCGCAGACACTTTCCGGCGTCACGACTGCCGCGAGCGCTGCGCATGACATCGATCTCGCTGGGATAGGGGTCGAAGTCAAATTCTCGCGCGAGTTCTCAATGGTGCTGGGAGACAACCGGCGGTCCAACGTATTTCGCTGGACCGCTCTATCCGGCCATGGGAGCACACCCAAGGATGCGTCGTCGACGATTCTGGTTGGCCTAGATCGGTCCCGGTGCGTGTGGTTCTGGGTCATCCCGGCCGACGCAGTCGATGGGACGCGCACCGTCACGTGCGTCGTGCCATCTGACCGTCGAGGCTCCGACCGTTCGGCACTCGGTGGGTACGCCTGCGACACAAGCGACTTGCTAGGGCGGGTTCTGCACTACGACGCCGAGCACCACGCACAGACGCGCCAGCGGGCCCGCACGGCGGCTCTTGAGGCACAGATGGACCCGATGTTCGGCCCCGAGATTTTGGGGTGTGAGGGGGGTGCAGAACGTGGCGCAGTCTGAATACATGCACGAGATCAAGACGACGAGGAAGGCTGGATAGTGGCACGGGAATACGCCCGAATTCGGGTGAGCATCAACGGCGACGACGAGTTCGAGGCGCTGCCCGCCGACGCCCAATGGCTATACACGCGTGTGCTGCTCACTGAGGCCAGCCTGTCCGCTGCCGGCATCGCCGACTGGCGACCGAGCAGGCTCACGGTCAAGGCAGCAGACATGACGAAGGCGCGCCTGGTAGCGGCCGCCGCGGTGCTGGAGCGCCGACGGTTCGCCCTGTTCGACCTCGACACCGAGGAAGTGCTCGTGCGTTCCTACATCCGCAGTGACGAGCTGCTGCGCAACCCCAAGATGGCCGTGGCGGTCGTCAAGGCGTACGGGGCGGTGGCCTCCAAATCGCTACGTGCGGCAATCATCTCGGAGATCAAGAGGGTGCGGTCCGAGTCCCCCGATTTCTCGTGCTGGACGTACAAGGACACCGGCAAGGATCTCGCCGATTTAATGAAGAAGGCCGATGCCGATTCGGTGCCTTACACCAATGCCTATCGGGTATCGATTGGTGATGCCGATTCGGTTCCCATTGCCAACCGGATCACCAATCAGAACGGTAATCCAGACCCCGGCACGGAATACGAACCGGAATACCAATCAGATTCGGTCCCGATTCCCTGCAACCTACAGCCCTCAACCTACAGCCATCAGCCAGAAGGGTTACGTAACAGGGGTACCTCACCAGCCGAAGCCGAGCTGGACCCCGACGACCCCCCACTCCCTCACTGCTCGAAACACCCTGGCGGAACCGACAAGCCGTGCCACGGCTGCGGCGACGCCCGGGAACGACGCAAGCAGTGGGACCGAGCGATCAGCGAACAGCAACGGGCGCAACGCGAAGCCGAACAGCAGGTCGCGTACGAAGCCAAGCTCGCAGCCATCGCCGTCTGCGAGCTCTGCGACGACGACGGGTACCGAGGCACCCACGTCTGCGATCACGTCGACCGTGGCCAAACGGCGGCCAAGGGGTCCGCACTCGCCCGCGCCGCACTCGAGAAGGCTGCCGGCGATGAGTGACCTCGACATCGCATTCGACGCCGACTACTGCGGCAGCAGTCACCCCGACGGCGAATGCAGCCTGCCCAGTGGACACAAGGGACACCACGAAAACCTGTATGCCCGATGGCCTGCCGACTGGGGCTGGTGCATCGGCGGCGATCAGGGGATGCCCACCACCGAGATCGAGTACGGCATCGAGCCGAGCCCCGGCGACTGCGCGCGGTTCCACACCGACGAACTCGCGAGCGCGATCGAGGAAGTGTCCAACTACCGCGAGGGCGCCCTGATCATCACGCGCACGGTCACCTACGGACCATGGCGCTACGTCACCCCCGAGGAAATGCAGGCCACAAAATGAGCGAGCACCCGCGCCAGTACAAGCCTCGACCGCCACGCCCGAACGCCGCCCGCGGGCCCGTGGTCGCCGCCTACGCCGACAAGATCGACTACCCGTGCGAGCACTGCCACGTCGAACCGGGCAGCTGGTGCAAGACGCCGCATGGCACCGACGCCATCGCCCCGTGCTGGAACCGCGGCGCCAAGGTTGGTGCGCGATGAGCTTCGAAGCCAGATTCCCGGGACGATGCGGTGACTGCGACGGCCAGATTCGCCCGGGCGACGAGGTGCGCTACACCTACCCGGACCGCGAGCTGGTGCACGATCGCTGCCCCATCGAGTCGGGCCCAACCGAGGTCTGCCCAGATTGTTGGACCATTCACGCCGGAGAGTGCGCATGACCACCGTCCTCGGTATCGACCCCAGCCTGCGTAGCACCGGACTGGCCGTGCTGACCGATGGCCGGCCGACGGCACTGCACTCGATCGGCTACGGCGGACACGACGGCGATTCGTACGCAACCCGCAGCCGGCGTGTGCGCGCCGTGTGCCGCTCGGTCATCGAATGGGCACTTCGCGACGGGCTGCCGGATCTCGCCGTCATCGAGGGCCCGGCCTATGGCCAATTCCTGCCCTCGACGTTCGACCGCAGCGGGCTATGGCACGGGCTGTACGGCGCGCTGGACGCCAAAAAGGTTCCGGTGGCGGTAGTTCCCCCGCAGACCCGCGCCAAGTGGGCCACCGGCAATGGACGGGCCGAGAAGGGCGAGGTTCTGCTCAACGTCCGCGAATGGTTCGGACCCCGCGTCAAGGTGCTCAACCACGACATCGCCGACGCCGCAGTACTCGCGCTCATGGGCGCCTTCCGGCTCGGCGAAGCAATGCCGTTCACCGTAAAACCACGGCACTACGCGGGATTGGAGGCAGCTGCATGGCCAAAGTGACCCACCCCGCAGTCGAGGCCGCCAACGCCCGCGCGGCATGGGCGATCAGCCACGCGTACATCCAACTCAAGGTCAGTTTCGAGTTGTTCGACCCCGAAGTCTGGCGGCGGATGTTCTACAACGACGTGGACCTCGATGCGATCGATTGGGCCGACGAGATGCGCAAGCTACCAGGGCAATTCACCCAACGCCTGTACTTCCCAGGGTCTCCAGATCAACAAATCATCGCCGAGGCAGTCTACGAATTGACGGGAGCGACGCTATGACCGAAGTGGCAGGGATTGACCTCGGTAACCGAGAGCATTTCAATGCGCCGAGTGAATGCCAACACCAATGGGAGCCGGTCGGATTGGCGTTCGAGACCGAGCTAATGGAAGCCGACGGACGCTATATCCGAACGGCCATTCGGCAGCCTGATCTAAACGAGGCTAGGTGCTACTTCATCTGCCGATCCTGCGCCTGCCACACGTACATGACCACACAATGGGTCGGGTTCAGGCTCTACGGGAGCGAGGATGCGGCTGTCACGTGGTCAGGCGACGACCCGATTCCAGCCAACAACAAACACGTCACGAGCGCCAGTAATCGAAAGGCTTGGGCCAGTGCGTGACATCATCGACGAAATTGACCAGCCCGCTCCCGTCGACATCAAATCGCTATTCGCCACTCGCGCGAAGATATGGGCCACCCGCGACGCATGCCCAGCCCACTACCCGTTCAGGTGCCCAGAGCAATGCGGGAACGCTGGGATTCACAACGGATCGCTCGGAACACTCTGTGAATGCCGCGCTTGTGAGGTATCCGAGTGACCAAGTGCCGCAAGTGCTCCCAGAAATGCGATCTATTTCTGTGCAATGACTGCATAGACCAGCTACAGGAACACCTCACCGAGATCGCCTGGCTGATAGGCGAACTGGAGATAACGCTCACCGGCCAAGACGTACTCACCACCGGATCGGTCGGCCAGTCCAGCGAGGAACCCAGCCCGATTCGGTTCGATTCGCAGGGCAACCCAAACACCATCGTCGATCAGACGTGCAATGCGGTGACGACATGGGTACGTGACCTGTGCGAAACGCGGCGCATCGCATTCGAGCCGGTGCGCGTCGTCCCGCTCGACTTCATCGGACCTCTACCCGATGAACGCTGGCGGCGCCTACCGCAGCGGTACCAGCCCACCGCGGCCGACGCCGCCGAATGGCTCGCCGAGCACGTGCACGCCATCGCGGCCGACCCCGGGGCCATGCGGTGTTTCAAGGAAATGGCCGATCTGCGCGCCAATGCCCTGCGCATGATTAACCGGCCAGACCGCCATTTCGCCGGCCCCTGCCCCACCATCAAGGCGTACTCGCGCACCGGCAAGCCCATCGAATGCGGCAAGTTCCTGTACGCCGCGACCGACGAGCGCAGCATCACGTGCCCATCGTGCAAGCAGCCGGTCGACGTACAGCGCAACCGTCAACGCGCATGGCGTGAGGGCGACCGACTCACCGAGCGCATCTTGCTCAAGCGGCTCAAGGACATCGAGGAACCCGTCTCCGAGCGCCAGCTCTACCGATGGCTCCGACAGCGCAAGTTGGCTCCCGTCGGCTGGCTACACAAGGGCGTGTTCGTCGAGCACTACATCATGCGCGGAGATCCGCGGGTGTTCAGTCTGCGCTCGGTAAGGCAGCTGCGGGCTGCAGAGCTCAAGGCCGGGCGGGCCGAGGTGGAACAGGCCGCCCCAGAACCGGCTCATGACGAGCCGGAAGCGGACCGCACGGCACCGAAACCGGAACAAGCAGAGCGTGAGGCGTATCGGCACGCATCCCGCACCTACGGGCAATCAGAGCCCGCCGAGTCGGAACACGAAGCAATAGCGTGAGTGAGGAGCGAGGAATGAAAGTCACCATGGTCCCTACCGGCGACGGCGGGCATGTGCCCGTGCCCGAGCTGAATCAGTCTTGGTCCGACCTGGAGAAGCTGCAATGGCTGGCAGCCTTGGTGAGCGGCGAGACCGGCCTGACCATCACGGTCGGCAAGGCTCGGTACTGGAGCGGTGGAATCCCGCAGCGTGGGTATTACTCAATCGGCATGCGGTATGGGCGCACCGCGTCGTCATCCGGGCCATACAACTACGGCACGGCATGGGTTTATCTGAACGGCATCCAAGCTGGCGCTACCGCTGTCGGTGGCCAGTAGTACAACTTGCAGATGGCACGACCGCCGCGCGATCGGTTCCCCAATGCGTGCGTCGGTGACCTTGTTGAAACCGCCACGGGCTGGGCCGTCGTCGGCCCTCTCTACTGCCCGAACTGGCACAGCGCCGAAGAGCCCGGCTGGAAACACTCAACCGCAACATGCGCATGCAAGACACGGCACTACACCTGGACATGCCACTGCGGCGCCACCACCTACGCACCCAAGCTCGGACCCCAATGCCAGATCCGAGGTGGTGGCGAAGGCGTCATGCCACCCGACCACAGCCGAGTATGACGACACACTCGCCACGCGTGCCCCGCACGTTACTTGCGTAACATGTCCTGACCTGCGACGATTGGAACTGTCGCAAGTAAACCCTGCCCAAAAAACCCTGGCCTAGCTGGGGTTTTGTCATATCCGGGGAGGCGACTTCATGCCCAGTGCGCCACCGCGCGTGTGCGCTCGCTGCCACAAGCCTGCGCCTAAGGGCCGGCCCTGCTCGTGCCGTCCAGCATGGGAAGGCTCCACCCATGACAGCGGCAATGATCGGCGCTGGCAGGGCGTGCGTGATGCCTACCTGGCCACACACCCGCTGTGCGAGCGCCCGGGCTGCCCGCGGCTGGCCGACGACGTAGACCACGTGACGCCGCTGGCTGAGGGCGGTGCCAAGTACGACCCGCGCAACTTCATGTCCCTGTGCGATGACCACCACAAGGCCAAGACCAACGCCGACGCGCTGCGTGGCAAACACCGTCTACGGACAGCAAACTCATACGCAAAGAGGCGTGCATAAATATTCAGGGGTTTATGCATGGCACATAGCCCCGATCGGCACATAATCGCAGGTCAGCGGGGGTATAGGGGTGAATATCGCTCTGACCAGCACATATGCGACTCGCCGCGGTAGGCAAAGATTTTTCTGCACAACATTCATGCAAGGGGGGGGTAATTATGCATAAACCCCATGGCGCGCCAGCAAATGGCCTCCCCGTACAGCAAATAGGTGGTGAGTGATGCCCGCACGGCAGCCTGCGAAACTGCTCTTGCTTAGCGGTCGCGGTGAGGGCCAGGACAGTGCAGGTCGGCCTGTTGCGCAGCCCCCGGCGTTCAAGCGTCTGGCCCCTAACCCGCCAACCTGGCTCTCTCCTGAGGCAAAGGCCGAGTGGAAGCGCGTTGCCCCTGGTCTGGTGCGTCTTGACCTGATCAAACCGGAGGATCGCGCGACGTTGGCCGCGTATTGCGAGACGTGGGCGCGGTTCGTCGTGGCGACCAGGGATGTGAACGCCAACGGGATCACGGTGCGCAATGAGTCGACGCGCAAGGACGGCAGCACGTCGGTGTGGTGGACGAAGAACCCCGCGGTGGCGGTGGCCGAGCAGGCGTCCTCGCGATTGTTGCAGTTCGCGAACCACTTCGGTTTGACGCCGGCCGCTGAGCGCAACGTGTCCAAGCGAGACGACGATCGTGGCGAGTTCGAGGCGAACCCGTTCGCGGGTGCAGCCGACGACGACTGATAGCCCTTGGGCTGACGCTGATCTCGATGCGCTCAAGCTCAGCCCCGAGGTGGCGTGGTATCTCGAGTCACGCGGCTATCCGGTTCCTGACTGCCCGCCACTGATCAAGACACCGGAGCCCCGGGAGGTTCCGGGGGCGCGGTTCGATCCCGAGCGTGTCGACAAGGTAGTTGCTGCGTTCCGGCAGTTGCGGCACACCAAGGGTAGATTCGCTGGTCAGCGCTTCGATCCTGACGTGTGGCAGGTGGCGTACATGATCGCCCCGGTTGCTGGCTGGGTGCATCGCTCTGTCGATTCGGGCGATTGGGTGCGGATCATCACGCAGGCGTATTTCGATATGCCGCGCAAGAACGGCAAGAGCACGACCGCGGCCGGGTGGGGCATCTACCTGACGGCGGCCGACGGCGAGTTCGGCGCGCAGGTGCTCGCCGCGGCCACGACCAAGGAACAGGCCGGGTTCGTGTTCGAGCCGATCCGGCAGATCGTCAACAAGTCGCCCGGCTTGAAACGGCATCTACGGGCGCTGCAAGCGAAGATCACCCATGCGGCGTCGGGCTCGTACTTCAAGCCGATCGCCAACGCCGGTGATGCGCAGCACGGCGCTGACATTCACGGCGCGATCATCGACGAGCTGCACCTGCACAAAGACATGGTGCTGATCGAGGCGTTGGAGACCGGCACGGGCTCGCGTGAGCAGCCGCTCATCATCTACATCACGACCGCCGATGCCGGGCGCCGGCACACGCCGTACGACGAGAAGCGCTCCCTGATCGAGAAGCTGGCCCGCGGGGTGCTCAAGCGGCCAAGCACCTACGGGGTGGTGTTCGCCGCCGAGAAGCCCGAATACGAAAACGGCAAGCTCATCAAGGGCGATGACCCATTCGCCGAATCGACGTGGCGCAAGTCCAATCCGGGCTACGGAATTAGCCCGACGAAGCGGTACATGATCGAGGCTGCGGAGAAGGCCAAGGACAGCCCGGCCGAGCTGGCGCGGTTTCTGCGGCTGCACTTGGGTGTTCGGACCAAACAGGAGACCCGGTATTTCGAGGTCGAGGACTGGGACGCCAACGCCTCGATCGTGGACCTGTCCCGGCTGGCCGGCCGCCAGTGCTACGGCGGGCTGGACTTGGGCTCGACATCGGACCTGACGGCGCTGGTGTGGGTGTTCCCGACCGAGGACGGCGCTTTCGAGGTACTGGCCCGGCATTGGGCTCCAGAGGATTCCATTGCGGCGCTCGACGAGCGCACCGCGAACGCAGCATCGACGTGGGTCAAACAGGGCTGGCTGACGACCACCCCGGGCAACGTCACCGATTACGACTTCATCGAGGCGCAGGCAGGCCGGGACCGTGACGAGTTCCTGGTGCAGGAGATCGCCTATGACCGCTGGAACGCCAACCAGCTGATCAACAACCTGACCAGCGACGGCGCTCCGATGCTCACCATGGGCCAGGGGTTCGCCTCGATGAGCGCGCCGACCAAGGATCTACAGCGGTTGATCCGCATCGGCGCCCGCACCGACGAGAACGGTTTACCAATCAAGCCGATGATCCGCCACGGCGGCAATCCGCTGTTGCGCTGGGAGATTGACAACTTCGCGGTGGCCATGGATCCCGCGGGAAATGTGAAGCCGGATAAGGCCAATGCCGGCGACAAGATCGACGGCGTGGTGGGACTGATCATGGCGCTTTCGCGTGCGCTGGCTGCCCGTGAGGTGGCGGGCACGAGTGCCTACGAAGACGAAGGGCTGATGATTGTTTAAACGTCGCTACGCGGCCGATGGTCGCAAGGTGTTGGTGAACCTGTTCAGTGGCAACGCAATTGAGGGTGTGTGCACCTTTGATGGCAGCGCGGGGATGATCCTGCGCGGCGCTGTGGTCCACGAGCCGGGTGTCGATCACGCCATACCGGCCGACGGTGAGGTTCGCATTGATCGGGCCAATGTCGACTATGTGCAGATGCCCTGAGAGGCGGTGTCATGGCGTTCGTCGTCTCTGAGGGCTCGGTGCGGGGTATGTCCCGCCCGAGCGTTACACCCATCCGGGCTATTGAGCTGTCGCCATGGGTTGCGATGGACTATTTCGAGTTGTGGCGCAAGCAACCATCGGTGCGGCGCACGGTGTCGTTCCTGGCCCGTAACATCGCCCAGCTCGGCATCCATACGTTCGAGCGCCGCGGCGACAACGACCGCAAGCGCCTGACCGATCACGCGCTGGCGCGACTGCTACAGCAGCCCAATAGTTTCACCACGCGCTACCGGTTCCTGAACACATTGGTGCACGACTTCGCGATCTATGACTGCGCGTACTGGTGGAAGATCAAGACCGCGCTCGGACCACGGCTGGTGCATCTACCGGCGCCGCTGATCACGCCGAAGGGCGACAACTGGCTTACCCCTGAGCAATTCGAGTTTCGGGGTACCAAGAGCACGAGACTGATACCGGCCGACGAGGTGGTGTACTTCCGCGGCTACGGCGGCATTTCCGATGCGGGAGTGTCCCCGCTGGAATCGCTGCGGCAGATCTTGCGCGAGGACTGGACCGCCTCGGAGATGCGCGACCAGATCATGCGTAACGGGGCCCGGCACTCCGGCTACATCTCGCGCCCCAAGGTGCCCGACGCCCCGAAGTGGTCGGACGAAGCTCGGGACAAGTTCAAGCGCGAATGGCAGTCCGGATACGCGGGAGCGATGGCAGCCAATGCCGGCGGAACTCCGTTGCTTGAGGACGGTATGACGTTCGTTGCGGCATCGCAGACGGCGAAAGACTTGCAGTACATCGAGTCTCGCAAGCTCACCGATGAAGAGGTTGCGCGGTCGTACTTCATCCCGCCGCCGATGATCGGGATTCTTGACCATGCGACGTTCTCGAATATCGAAGAGCAGCACCAGATGTTGTATCAGGACACCCTCGGCCCGTGGCTGACGATGATCCAAGACGAGATCGCGCTACAGCTCCTTCCTGATTTCGAGAGCAAGCCCGAGAAGTTCTACGTCGAGTTCAACCTGATGGAAAAGCTCAGCGGCAACGTCGAAAAGCGCGATGCCTCGATCACCCAATCCGTTGGCGGCCCATGGCGAACCATCAACGAGGGCCGCTCGCTGGCCAACTTGCCGCCCGTGGAGGGTGGCGACGAATTGATTCGACCGCTGAACGTCACACAGAACGGTGATCAAGACCCGATCCCGGCCGATGAGGCGCCGACACCAACCATGACCCCGACGGAGAAACCGCCGGCCGACGAAACCGAGCAGGAGGACTAATGCTCACCAAGAACACCTCTATCGGGCAGGTCAAGGCCGGTCCCGACGATGGGCTCGAAGAAGGCGAATTCATCGTCTACCCATCGACATTCATCAAGCAGCCCGACAGCTACGGTGACATCGTTGCCCCGGGCGCGTTCCTCAAGACCATCGCAACATGGAAGAACTCGGGCATGGTGCTGCCCGGTCTGTTCGGTCACCGGATGGACGACCCCGATTTCTACGTAGCCGGCCACAAGGACATGGGCGAGGACGAGCACGGCTGGTGGGTCAAGGGCGTGTTCGACCTCGAATCACCGAAGGGCCCCCACGTCTACCGGCTAGTCAAGGGTCGCAGGCTCAATCAGTTGTCCTTCGCCTACGACACGATCGATCAGGCGGGTGTAGAACTCGAAAACGGCTTGCGCGCCAACGAATTGCGCGAGCTGAAAGTTTACGAATTCTCATTCGTGCCCATCGGCGCGAACCAAGACACCTCTGTGGTGGCAGTCAAGTCGATCATCGACCTGATGTCGCATGAGGTCAAAGCTGGCCGCGTGCTGTCGGCCAAAAACGAGAGCGCACTACGCGAGGCGCACACCGCGATCGGCGGCGTGCTGTCGGCTCTCGAAAGCACATCAGACGAGGAAAAGGCCAGCGGCAACGGTCCGTCTCGCCAAGCGCCGGAAGCGGATACGCAGCCGGGCCAGCCGCGCGGGGCCAGCCAGAAGTCGTCCGTCGACACCTCGGCGCTGGACAGGCTCGCCGCGGAATTCGCGCTGAGCACCTAACCAACCCCAAGGAGAAAGATCGACATGACGACACTGCAAGAGAAGCTGGCACAGCTCCAGAAGGACGGCAACGGATTCCTGGCCAAGGCTCGGGAGATCGCCGAGAAGCACGGCCAGGGTGGTCAGTCTGAATGGCCCGAGACCGATGTCACCGAATACAACGACCTGATGGGCAAGGCTACCCAGGTCTTGGATCAGATCAAGGTCGCCAAGGCCGACCTCGCGGTCATCGACCAGGCCAAGGCGCTGGGCGAGCAGATCGGCACTCCGATCGAGACCAGCGACGGCGGCGACTACAAGGCCAAGGCGTCCAACCTCGGCCTGGCGGTCGTCGGCTCGCCTGAGTTCAAGGCCATGTTGTCCCCGTTCACCCATAACGGGCAGATCAGCATCCCCAAGGGCTCGCACCTGTCCTCGGCGCCGATCGCGGTCAAGTCGCTGATCACCGGCGCCTCGTCGACCTCCGGTGGCGCGTTCGTGGTCAACGAGCGCACCGACATCGTGGAGATGCTGGGCCGCAAGGAACTCAAGATCCGCGATCTGATCTCGACGCGGCGCACCGGTAGCGACACGGTGGAATTCGTGCGGCAGACCAGCCACACCAATGCTGCCGACGTGGTGCCTGAGGCGACGAGCTCGGCGCGGCCGACCGCCCCGGGCACCGCCGGCCCGACCGTCAACGTCGCCGGTGGCGGCTACAAGCCCGAGGGCTCGTGGGCATTTGAGATCGTTTCGACCACGGTCAAGACGATCGCCGAGTGGGTGCCGATCACCAAGCGGGCCCTGGCCGACGTGGCTCAGCTGGAGGGGCTGATCAACGACGAGCTGAGCAAGGATGTCGCGGAGAAGGAAGAGGACCAGATCCTCAACGGTTCCGGGTCCGGGGAGAACATCGCCGGCATCAACAACACCTCGGGTATCCAGACCCAGGCGTGGACAACGGATTTCTTCACCACGACCCGCAAGGCCGTGACGAAGGCCCGCCACGTGGGCCGGGTCAACCCGAACGCGTGGGTGTTCAACCCTGCCGACGCCGAGGCGCTGGACCTGCTCAAGGACGGTGAGGACCGCTACTACTACGGCGGGCCGTTTGCGATCACCAACCGCACCCTGTGGGGAATCCCGGTGATCGAGTCTGAGTCGCAGGCCGAAGGCGTCGGCCTGCTCGGCGACTACAAGAAGGCCGTCCTGTGGGACCGCGAGCAGACCACGGTCACCATGACCGACTCGCACGAAGACTTCTTCGTGCGCAACCTGGTCGCGGTGCTCGGCGAGGAGCGCGTGGCATTCGGCGTCACCCGCCCGCCAGCGTTCGTGTCGGTGGATCTGACCGCCTAAATGGCACTGATCGGAGTAGAAGCCGGGGATGGCCCATCGTGGCTGTCCCCGGCCCCACCTCAAGGAGGACCAGTGGAAAAGTACGACGTAGTGGTCAACGGCGTGAAGACCACGCTGCTGCTCAACGATGAGGACGCGAAGGCTAGGGGCCTGTCCCACAAGGATTTGGCATCGGTGCGAATCGAGGCCGAGTCAGCAGCCGCGGCAGAAGCTGCCGCCAAGGCCGAAGCCGAGGCTGCCGCAGCGGCCGAAGCGGCGAAGGCTGCCGCCGAACAGGAGGCAGCTGAGTTGGCTGCAAAGCAGCAGGCCGAAGCCGAGGCTGCCGCAGCGGCGAAGAGTACACCCGCACCGGCCAACAAGGCCGCCAAGGCTACGGCGAACAAGTAGGAGTGACGGTGCTCGACGCAGCCGCACTGGCGCAGTACACCAAAGGCCGTCTGGCCGTCGATGATTCGGAGACCGGTCGGAACTTGGCGGCCGGGCTGGCTGCGGTCCAGCGCTGGTGCGGCTGGCACGTCACTCCCGTCAAGCAACAGCACGAGATCGAACTCGATGGACCCGGGGGTCCGCTGCTACGGCTGCCGACTCTCCGGGTCGTCGAGTTGATCAGCGTCACCGAGGACGGCGTAGCCCTGAGCCTGAGCACCCTCGAGTGGTCCAAAACCGGGCTGGTGCGCAAGAAGTCCGGGGTGCCATGGTCGCGCAAGCTCGGCGCGATCACGGTGAAGATGAATCACGGATTCGCCGAGGCCGCCGATTTCGAGGCCGCGGTGCTCTCGTATATCGACCGCATGTCGCAGACCCCCGAGGGCGGCAAGCCTATCGCGGTTGGGCCGTTCCGATGGGCCGAAGAGAAAACCGCGGCAGGGTCCGCGTTTTCCATGGCAGAGCTGTCGATCCTGGACCTGTACCGGCTGGAGCCGCAACCGTGAGCGAGCAGGTGATCCGCCACCGCGGCGCCGGCCGCGACGAGAACGGTCAGCTGACCCAGGCAACCGACACCACCCTGATAGCCATCTCCGTGGCACCCGGCAGCGGCTCGCAGACCGGGCAGGGACACCGCCACGAGCGGGCGCGCAGCGGCGAAGACATCGCGTGCACGGTCTACTTCAACCCCGGCACCGACCTGATCAACAGCGACGAACTGACGGTGCGCGGCAAGCGCTACCCGATCATCGTCAACGACTGGATACTCTCAGGCCGCGGCGGCCTGGAGGTGCTGTGCTCCCGGGGGCAAGGCTGATGGCATTCGAACTCGACCACGACGGCGGCGCCGAAGTACTCAAGGAGCTTTCCGCCGCTGCGATCACGGATCTGGCAGACCAGATTGCCGACCAGATCGGCCAGGGCGCCAAGGTCAAGATCTACACCACCGACCGCGCCGCGGCCACGGTGAGTGTGCCCGCCGAGATGCAGGCCAAAGATGGCGTGCTCACCCGTGCCGCCGCAGCGGCCGGACTGCAGGTGCGGCCCAAACCCGCCACAGAGACGCGCAGTCGCGGCAAGAGCCGCAAGGCGCGGCCAGAGGCGACACCCGCGCAGGCGAAAGCCTCCGGCGACGCAAACGAAGCATGGGCAGCTCGGCGGCGCGCACAACGCAAGGCCGGCCAGTGACATTGCCCGCGGGGCGAGAGCCCGTCGACGTGGCGCGGCTGATCAAGGACTGGCTCAAGGCCGACATGGCGGCCCGGTTCCCCGAGCTGTCGGTACGCCTGGAGCTACCCGCCAACTGGGCGCTGGGCTCAGATCCGGTGCTGCTGGTCGCCGACGACGGTGCCACCTTGGACATGTGGCCGGCGGCGACCGACCCGACCATTCGCGTCACGTCGTGGACATCGGGCCGCGAGACCAAGTACGCCTACGCCGCGATGCCCCGCTTGCTCACCACCCGGATTCCTGGTGTCGCTGCGATCCTGCCCGGCACCGCGTTCCTCGAGGCGCGCGACTCACGCACCAGCGGCGACCTCATCTCATTCACAGTGCGAACCCGAGCACGCACCCGATAACCGCGCAGAACGCGCACCGATCAACCCCGTCAAATCTGGCGGGGTTTTTTGTTGGCCCGCAAGGGCTCTGGAGCCCTTAAGGAGGGAATCAACAATGGTTGCAACCATCAATCCCGATGCCACCGTCATCCCGGACAAGGCCGAGGTCTGGCTGGCGATCAAGTCTGACGTTGCCAGCATCGCCGCGATGATCCCGGCGAATGCCACCGACGACCCCGGGGCCAAGGGCTGGGAGTTCTCCGGCCTGATCGACGATAAAAAGGGTATCCCGCTCGACCCGTCCGGTGAGGTCAAGGAATACGACGCATTCGGGCACCCCTCGTTCCGTATCAAGTTCCGCAAGGGCAAGCTCAAGAGCGGTTTCACCGCGCTGGAATACAACGCCGTTACCCGCAAGGTCGTCCTGCCCGGGTCAACACCGGACAAGCTGGGCATCCCCAAGGATGTACAGATCTACGTGCTGTACCGGTACGTCGATGAGGACATCACCCGCGTATGGGTGGCGCTGCGCCCGGCGCTGGCCGAACTCAAGAACCACGGCGGCATTGTCGACGGCGAACTGTCCTTCGCGGAAATCACCGTGCATCACACCGCCGACGCGAACGGCGATGTGTTCAAGTACCTGGACAGCAGCACCGCCGATGATGTCACCAAGACGTTCACCATCGGCGCGGGCGTGACTGCCTACACGGCGACGGTGGGTGATGACACCACGGTCTCCCTCACGGCGAAGACGGCGTACGCGTTGCAATCCGCGTTGCGGGACTTGGGCTCTGTGCAGGCACTCGATGCGCCCGGCGTGACCGTCGAGGGCCCCGACGGCGGTCCGTTGGTGGCCACCTTCACCGGCCCGGTCCCCGCGGTCTCGGCGACCGGAACCGGCGGCACCGTCACCGTCTCGTAGGCGAAAGCACCCGCCCCGGACGCGAACCGACTCCCGCGTCCGGGGTGGGGCTCCACCTTCGCGAGTCGGACCCACCCCCATAGTCAAGGAGTCGAACATGACCGCACCACGTAAGAGCGCACCGCGCAAGGCTATTCCCGCCCATGCCCCCAAGCCGCAGGATCGCAAGGCCAAGAAGAGCGCCGTGATTCGTCAAGCCGAGGCCGATGGATATGTAGACATCGAGCAGAACGGGATCACGTTGCGAATCCCATTCGGGGAAGCCGTGCCTCTGGAGGCCTATATGAAACTCAAGGACGGCGACGAACTGGGCGGAACCGAGTTGCTTCTCGGGTCCGAACAGTGGGCGGCGTTCCTGGCAACCAGCCCGACCGTGGGAGATTTCGCCGCAATCGGCGCCAAGCTGCTGGAGCTGTCGGGGGAATAATCGGCCTCTTGAGTCTGCTCGACGAGCATGGCGACGAGATAGAGGCCGACCTAGCCCAGTACTACAACGGACTTGATCTCACCGACTTGTACCGCGGCACACTGTCTATCCGCCGTCTCGGTGTCCTGGTGCGCCAACTGCCGCCGCATTCGCGAACGGTAGCGGCTGTCAACGACGGTCAGTCCGGATGGACGATCACCGATCACCTGATCGCTGACGTGTGGGCGGCCATGGTCAAACTACTCGGCGATCAGGACAAGACGCCCGCCGACATCGACCATCCGACGCGCGCCGCGATGGTCGCCAAAGCCGTTGCCGCAGCTAAGGAAGCGCTCAAGGCAATGTTCCTCAAACGCAAGAGCGGATATGTCAAGTAGCTACCTATCTGTGAAACCTGTTGTGGAGGTGAGACATACGTGACGACCATCGGGTACGCGACACTCCAGATCATCCCAGCACTGCGGGGCGTGACCGAGGCGATCGACCAGCAGATTGACGGCAAGGTCGTCAGCATTCAGATCGCTCCCAAGGTCGATCAGAAGGCCGCCGACACCGCGGGCAAGCAGGTCAAGGACACCATCGAGAAGCAGACCACCGATGTTGCGGTCAAGCCCAAGGTCGACCAGCCCGCCGCGGAGACCGCCGGCAAGCAGGCCAAAGAGACGGTCGAAAAGCACACCGGCGATGTCAAGGTCACCCCGAAAATCGAATCGGCGGCGATGGTCAGCGCGGGTGCCGAGGCTGGCGAGCGGGCGGGCCGCGCCATCGGCGAGCAGATCGCCAAGACCATACCCACTGGGATGCCCGGCATTGCAGGGTCGGTCGGCAACATTCTGCGTAGCGCTCTACCGGGCCTGGGGTCGGTGGTGGGCGCCGGGACGGGCGCGGCGATCGTGACGGCGATCCTCGATAAGGTCAGCAGAGGCAACTACACCAAGGCCGGTGAGTCCATCAAGGCCAGCCTTGTTGGCGCGGTGGACAAGGCCAACGTCGGCACCGATATCGCCATCCGGCTGGGTAATTCGCTCTCTGGTGGCCTATCCAAGGCGTCCGACAAGATAACCGCCGTCACCGGCTCGATCACCGGCAGAATCAGTGAGGTCGGCAATGCGCTGACCACCACCAAGGAACTGATCGGCGGCGATGACGCCTGGGGTGCAGGGGCGATCGACACCTTGAACAACGCCCTGGGCACGGCAACCCCACTGCTGGAGGGGATGAATGCTGCCGCGGTGCTGGCCTCTGCTGGGGCGAACGCCATCGCGTTGGGCACCAAGGCCGCTGCTGCTGCGCAACGGTTGTGGAATCTAGCGATGACTGCCAACCCCATCGGCTTGGTGGTGACCGCTATTGCCGCATTGGCTGCTGGAATCATATACGCGTACAACCACTCTGAGACTTTCCGCAAGATCGTTGACGCCGCGTGGGCGGCGATCAAGGTTGCCGCCGAAGCGGTCGTGAAATGGTTTATGGACACCGCATGGCCGCTGCTCAAGCGGGTATGGGAAGGCATCGGCGACGGCTGGAGCTGGCTGGTCACCAAGGCTGGCGAGGTCTGGACCGGCGTCAAGGAGAAGTTCACGGCCATAGTCGATTTCGTCAAAGGACTGCCGGGTGCTATCACCAACGCGGCCAAGGGCATGTGGGACGGGCTCAAGAACGGCCTGGTGACGGTGCTCAACTGGATCGGCGATAAGTGGAATGCGGTCGCCGACACGCTGTCTATCGAGGTCGGCGGCACCAAGATCAGCGCGATACCGCACATGCCCAAGTTCGACGGTGGCGGCTACACCGGCAACGTGCCGGCCCAGCAGATCGCGGGTGTGGTTCACGGCGACGAGTTCGTGATCAAATCCAAGTCGCGCAAGGGGATTGAGAACGCCTACCCCGGCCTGCTGGACTACCTGAACAACCAGGGCAAGTTGCCCGGATACGCAGGCGGTGGCCTGGTCGCCGGGACTGCGCAGCTGCGCAAGATCATCAGCGAGCGATTCGGAATCTCCGATATCGGCGGCTGGCGGCCGGCCGACAAGTACGGGGAGCATTCCACTGGCCGCGCCCTGGATGTGATGACGAGCGACAAGGCCAAGGGCGATGCGGTCAAGGACTTCGCCGTCGACAACGCCTCGGCTATCGACCTGAAATGGGCCATCTGGCAACAGAAGCTCTGGTACCCGGGCGGAAGTTCGCAGAAGATGGACGACCGCGGCAGCCCGACGCAGAACCACATGGATCACGTGCACATCTTCTCCGGGCCCGGTATCACCAACGGTCTGCTCGGCGCGCTCAAGTCCAAGGGCGCCGAGACAGGGCAGGGCGTGGCCGCCGCTGTCAACCCGCCCGTCGGCGACACCACGGTCTCGTCCGGCGGCACGGAAGCGGTGAGCGCCGCAGCGCCGGGCGGCTCGTCGTCCACCGGCGGCGGAAGCTTCTCTCTGCCGTCGTCCATCTCCGGGTTCTCGGGGATCGGGCTGGCCGGTATGGGCGTCAAGTCGCAGGCGCCTGGCCAGCCAGAGCGCACGTTCGAGTTCGGCAACGCAGCAGCCGCGGCGGTCGGCGGCCAGGTGTCCTCGGCGCTCGGGGTGCTTGGCGTTCCTGATTCGCCGGGCTGGCTCAAGGGAATCTCCCAATTCGTCAGCGGCATATCCATCGGTGGTGGCGGTTCCGGTAGTGGCCTTGGCGGCGCACCCGAGGGCGCAGGCCCCGGCAGCAGATTCGGCGGCGCGACCCCGATTGCCGCGTCGGCCGCTGTGCCAGCGCCCGCAGCGCTTCCCGCGGGGACGGCTCACGGCACGCAGGCCGGGGCACGGCCGGGGCCGGTCTTCAACACCACGATCAGCGCGTTCAACACCAGCGATGCCGTGTCGATTATGCGGCAGCAACAAGACGAAATGGCGGCAGCGAAATTGGGCAGGTGGTCATAGATGGCGGTCGCGACGATCACGCTGGAATCGTCCAACGGTGACTCGGTGGTGGCACCGATGGTGGTGTCCGCGCCGACCGATGACATCTATCTGCGCGATGACTTCATTGTGCTCGATGTAGACCCGAAGGGCATGTACGACACCGGGTTTACGATGCGCACCCAGTCAGGGGCATTCCAGCCCGGCGGGCGGCCGGTCGGCGAAGAGGTGCCGATCCGCACTCCAATTCTGCCGTTCTGGATGACCCCCGAATCGCGGCCACGGTTTCAAAAGCTCTGGGGCACCCCGTACAACCTGCGCAAGGTCAAGTGCACGTGGAACGGGCCATCAGGTCCGCGGTTCCTGTACTTGAAGCTGGCCAAGGAAATTCTGTACACGACCGAGGATGGCTTCGACGCCGATATCGACAAGGTCTATCACGCGGTGGTCTCGGCACACGCCTACAACCCGATGTACGAAAGCGCCGAAGACGTTGCCGAGTGGACCAATCCCGGCAACTTCACCGTCTACAACGCCGGCTCGGCGGGCACCTACAAACTCGGATATGCCCATGGGGCGACGGTGGATAAGACCGCAGACCTGGCAGTCGACGCGGACATAGCCACCATCCAATCCGCTTTGGAGGCACTGCCGTCTCTTGGGCCCGGCAACGTCACGGTGACAGGCACACCCAAGCAGTTCACGGTCCGTACCCCGATCACCCATCCCGGCATGCTGACCGTCGACGGCGGCGGGCTGGCGCCGCTGGCGTTCTCGATCACCCTCGGCACGCTGTCGTACACGATCACCATCGGCGGCCAGACAACCGCGCCAATCTCATTCATCTCGTCAGCGACCTCGATTCGGCAAGCCATCGAGCAGCTTTCCAATATCGGGACTGGCGGGGTCTCGGTCACCGGCACGTTCTTCGGGTACGTGCTCTCGTTCACCAGCGGACCGTTGGCCGGGTTTCTGACGGCGCTGTTCACGGGCAAGACCACCGCTGTTGCGCCGGTGATCCGGGTGGTGGCCAATCCGAACACCGGATGGTTCGACGTGTGGAATCCCACCGATCAAGACCTGTGGCCCGAATGGGAACTCGACCCGGCGATCTCGTGGCAGTTCCCAGACTTCGCGTTCGGTCAAGAGCGCAAATGGAACCGCCCGGTAGGCGCTGATGCGGCACGCATGATCGTCACCCCGCAGCTGACTCAACTGCTGTCCGTGATGTCCGATCCGTTCATGGATACCTACCTCTCGGCTGACCTGTCGAATGCGGCGGGCCTGTTCAACGGGGTGGAACCGCTCTATCCGGTGCCCCAGTACACCGGCACCGCCGATGACCCGGTGGTGGTGCCCGTTGTGTGCCAGGGCCCCTCAGGAGCGAAGGCCACCTTGCGGCAGCGCCGTTTCTGGTCGGCAGAAAGCGGACTTGAGGCGTGAGGGTCAACGCGGTCGCCTTGCACCTTGTACCCGGCACACCCGAAACGGGACTGTGGTGCGAAATCTGCCTGCTGCCAAGCCGGTACGAGGTGGCCATATACGCGTTGGTCGGTGACAGTGCGCCGATCAACGTCGGCACCTTCCACGGTTGCGACGGGCACCAAGCATGACCGTCGCGACGTTCGCCGAGCCGTTCACCGGTACCGATCACGATGACTTCGCGGCGTGGGCGCGGGAGGTGCGCGAGTATCGGATTGAGCGTGCCTACGACCCGCCGCACATCGAGCTTTACGACGGCGATTGGGTCTATCGCGGCACCGTGCGCGGCGAGCTGGGCGGGCGGGTCAATCCGATCGTCAACCAGACCGGCACCATTTCGCTACGCCTACCGATCGATCTGGACGACCGGCGCGGAACGTGGCCGGCGTTCTGGGCGCTCGACGAAGAGGCGCGCGGTACCAGCAATATCCACGTGATCGTCGAGACCATGGGTGCCCGCATCGGCGGCCGGATGAAGGCCAAAGACGGTGTGCATATTGAGCGTGGGCCCACCGGAGACGTGGTGGTCATCGACTTCCTGGACGACATCGAAGAGCTGAAATTCGTTCACACAGCCGGTAATCCGTTCCTACCGTTGTCCCTAATCCAGCAGCCCAAGGCATGGATGCTACTCGCGCAGGCTGATCACGGAATCCTGCTGACGATGGCTGCGAACCTACTTCGTTTGCAGCTGAGCAACATTGATATCGGCACCCTGTTCAAGCTGCTCGATCCGGCCAACTGGAACATTCCCGAGCTGGTCGACATATTCCTCAATATCTGGCAGCAGTCGCAAATCGTCATCGTACCACGCACATTCGGTGATTCGGTAGCCCCACTGTCCCTGGTCGTCGGCAGCATCAAAACGTCGATTTTCGATGTTGCCGCGCCGATCATGGAAGACGCAGAGCTGCAATGGGATCTACGACGCTGGAAAACCGGCGACCCCGAACCGTGGCCCGGCGCAGGCACCAACTGGCGCAACGGCACCCTGTTCGTCCGCATCGTCGACAAGTCAGGGTTCCGCACCGGCACATCCATCGGCGGCAACCTGGCCACAGGCCTGACCCGAACAATCGCCGATGTGCTGTCGAACCATGTCGAGGACAGCTACGACCTGTTTACCGGGGACACGATCGACGAGACCGGCTACCGGCTGCCCGGCATCCTCGGCACGCAAGCCGCCCATCCATACGTGGTGTACCGCGACGGCGATATCACCGGCATCCAAACATCGAACTTCTCGCGCTCACCCGGCGGTGCGGGTCGCATCACCGTGGGCGGCCAGTCCATGCCCGGCGTCAACGAATTGATAAGTGCTGCAATCCAATACGGCGGCGACGTGCTCGGCGACAACATCTCAGCGGCGATCAGCGCGGGCGTCGGCTTCACCGTGTCGGTCGGCTCCCTCGGCGGTGCCATCGATTCGTTCCTCAACCCGATCTACCGAGACTCGATCCTGGCGCACATGTCGGTTCCGCTGCTGCTGCGCGTGGCCAAGCAGGGCTGGGGCCACTACCTGGAAACCACGTCAACGAACGTCACGCAGGCATTCACCGCGGCCTCCGTGATGGACCTGCGCAGGCGCCGGCGCGAGACCGACCCCGACACCTCGTTCACGCTGACCGTCGCCAACGCTGCGCCGTGGCTGATCGGCGACAACGGCTTTGGGCACTGGTGGAACGGTGATCGGGTCGGCGGCACCAGCAAATACCTGATGCCCCGGGTATTCGTGCGCCGCTGCCGCTCCCTGGACATCACCTGGGGTCAGGGCAAGGCGCTGGCAGTCGAGGGCACATTCGGGGACACCCGCCAGGAAAAGGACGCGATCGAGCGAATGGCCGAACTGATGAGCCGCACCATGAGCGGCCTACAACAGATAGGACTGTGGTGACAGAGGGTATCTCGCCCGAAGAGGCACAAGCACTGGCCGACAAGGTTGTCGAGTCGGAGTTCATTCCGAAGAAGATCCCGGCCGCCGACGACATCGACGGCCAGGTCAAGGCCCTGGGTGGTGCGCTGGCCTCGGCGCTGCTGACTGCGACCGAGTTGCCGTTGACGGTGATGCAGCCAGTTGTCGCCGACCTGGCCGCCCAGCTGGTAGCACTCGGCATCCGCCAGACCGAGCACATTGACCCGACCGCGGTGCACGCGCCGGCCTGGATCACCGACGGGGTACGCCAGGAATCGATCAAGCTGCCCGAGCAGCCCCAACACACCGAAGCCGATCCGCATGTGGAGATGACCGCCACCGCGCCCAAGTGCCCCAAGCGCATACCCAAGGCAGCCCGGGCGGTGCGGCGGTGACCACACCCGGTGGTGTGTCCAACCTTCCCGCTGGCGCACTGACGGTCGAGACCCTGGCCGAGAAGCTTCAGGACTTGACACCCGCGGCGATGCGCAACCGCGCCGCCGAACGCATGCCCGGCACGTTCCACGGCTCCACCGGCGGTGACCCGCTGCAAGACCTGACGCCGTTCGGGATCTTGACCAAGCTGTTCGCCGGTTTCAATTCCCACGTCGCCAATGCTGACCCGAATGACATCCAGGGCCCCGAAGACCTGCCCGGACTGCTGCTGGACTTCATCGAAAGCCTGCCCGTCATCGGACAGTTCGTCGGCCTGGCCGAGGCGATCATGGGCACCTACGACGGCGACGACGAAACGCTGCTGGCGATTCAACAGATCTTCATGCCGATACGCCGCCTGCTCCAGCTCGCCTCTGGACAGGACGTTGGCTGGCCCACCCTAGAAGAGATTGAAGAGGGTTGGGGCAACCTGTTCGCGGCTATCGCCAAGGCGGTCAGCCAGTTCTTCAAGGGCGTCATCCCCGCGGCTTGGGTTGCTGATGTCCAGAAGGATCTGACTGACGGTGCCGGCGGATTCACCGACCCGTCGGTGGTCGACGATAACCCGGACTGGCACTACGACGCTGCGCAGAACGGGCACCTGTCGGGCAAGTCGATCTACGTCAACGCCGACGGCCATCTGTACGCGATCAGCGTCAAAGACCCCTTCGAGGTGGCGCCGGGCCAGACCGTCGATATGGCGGCCTCGGCGATGTGGCAGGGCCTCACGGCCACGGCGGGGTCCAATCCGATTCGGTTGTGCATCACGCCGTTCGGCCCGGACGGCACCAAGCTGCCCGATATCGTCATCAAGCAGATACAGCCGGTGGCCGCGGACTCGGCATGGGTGCGTGCCAGCCTGACTGGCTCATGGACCGTCCCGGCCGATGGTTCGATCAAGTGGGCAACGGTGACATTGGTGGTCACCGAGGACGCCTCGGGTGGGCCGGTGCATTTCTCGAACGTCGCCTCGGCGATGTCAAACCTGGGACCGGTGCTTGGTAAGTTCAGATCGTTCTTCGATGCCATTGGTGGACAAGCCAACTCGGGTATCACGCAGTTCGAGCAGCGATTCGCCGCGATCACCGCCGACGGCAAGATCACCGCCTCGGAACTGTTGGGCCTGATCGGCCTGGGCAACATTCCGACGTTGCCCCAGGTCAAGATCCAAGACCTGCAAACCACGTTCAATCAGTTGGGTGACATCTACAACGGCTTGGTGGTAACGCCGATCAACGGATTTGTCGCGGCCATCGCAACGTGGTTCGGAGCCAACAAGAACAAGACTCAGAAACTCACCAGCGGCGGAACCCTGGCCGTCGGAGATGTCGTCGGCAATTTCGATATGAGCCGGGTCGATGATCTTGTCGATAACCTCGGCAACATCCTGTCCGGGGTCAAGGACGGCGCCGACGGCGTGGGCACCGGCACCACGGGCGCTATCGGGGACCGCATCAATCAGGCCAAGGACTCGCTACTGGCGCTGCTGGGCCTGTCGCAGGACGCCCTCAAAAGCGCTATCGCCGCACAGACCACGTTGCAAGAGCAGGAGACCGAGCAGAACACCGGCGACGGCAACAGCTACAGTTTCGTGTTCTCCGGGGCAGACGGCGCCGCGCTGAATGCGACCGATTGGACCACCGGCCCCACGCCCGGCGATATCACCATTCGGGGCGACTCGGGATATGCGGGCGTCAAGAACGGCAACCCTGACGGTTACTTTTTCGCCAGCCCCAACTACACCTACGCCACCGATGGACAGTCGGCCTCATTCGTGCTCGGCAACACCCAAAACGGAAACTACTACTCCGGGGTGTTCATTCGCTGCAACGCCGATCGCACCACGGGCGCCTACTGCCTGGCCAAAGAGGGCGAGGTCCGCGTCGGCAAGTTCACCCGCTCGGGCACCAGCTGGACCTTCGCCACGCCGATGACCTTTCAAGGCGGGCTCTCGTCAGTCAAACAGGGCGCCCGTATCGAAATCCGTTGCAGCGGCAACAATTTCTTTGTCCGCGTGAACGGAAAGCCGGTCACCTCAGCGACCGATGTTTCAGGCGCCATCGCCGCCGGGCCGGACTATCGATACGCCATGTTCTGTGTTCAGCGCGCAACGTCGTGGTTCACCTACGACTCATACCGCATCGCAGCATTCGCCATGTCCGATTACGTCGCCTCGGGAGGTAGTGCCACCTTGTCGAACGCGTGGAGCCTAACCCGCTCGTCCACTTCGGGTTTCACATACACCGACCCCATCACCTCAGCGGGCCAACTACCGGCCTCGTTCTTCACCTTCACCGACTACGCCAATGGCGCCACCATCACCGACCTTGGCCGAGGCGCGGTGACCGTGGACCAAGCCGGGCTCTACAAGCTGGCCACCACCTGCCGCCCATACTCGGCCAAAGGTCCGGTCACCCCGCATTGGTGCCTGTACCGCAACGACGTTCAGGTCACCGGAGCCATCGGCCCCGGCGCCGAATTCGAAATCCTGCTCAACGCCGGCGACAAGATCCAACCCGCCCTAATCGTCGTCGATTACGACGTGCGCTCCAACGGCTCCACCGGCTCGGAAACCGTCGTGCCACGCACCATCACCCAAGTATTCGGCGTGGCCTCCTTCACCGGCCGAAAACTCATCTGACACCACAGGAGAACTCACCCATGACCACACCCGAAGCACCAGCCACCGTCGATGACGACGAGGATCTGACAGACCCCCCGGCACCCTCGCCCACCCCGGACCCGCCGGCACCGGAACTGCCGCAAGAGCCGCCCACGCCACCGCAGACGGCGCAGATCCCCGAACCGAGCACCACGTTCACCATGCCCGAGCTGCCCGGAATCACCTTCGCTGTCGTGCGTGGCGGCTTGGACATCGACGGTAAAACCAACCCGCCCAACTGGATACAGATCACCGGAACCGACAGCGAGGGAGCGATAGTGTCCTGCATAGGATTCGCCGGGCCCTAACGTGCTCTGGTCCACCAGCCCGACCGCTCCCGCCACGCGGTCGGGCGGCAAGTGGTCGGTCAATCCGGCCGTGCCAGCTCCCGCACCAAACGGCCGGTGGCACGCCATCATCGGGATCGATGCCGCACTGGCAGTGATGTGTGTCGGCGAGGTCGAGCTGACCGCCATGCAAGCCATGGGCGTGGTCTTGTCGGTACACCTTGACCGCGAGCTGGCGTTGGCCGCGGTGTACCAGCTGGCCGCGCAACGCTCGATCCTGATCACTCGCAACCTTGCGCTACAGGCCACATTCCAACAAGACCTCGCGCTGGCCGTCACCATGGAACGGGCCCTGTTCCTGGCCAAGGTCATCGGGTGCGGCCTCGCACAGGCCGTGAGTATGACCGGCACCCTCGACCTGGCCCGGGTAGCCCCGATCGACTTGACGCGCAACCTCACGGCGCCGCGCTCGATCGGTTTCGACAAGCTGCTGCCCGTCGACCTGACACGCACCGTCTCGATGTCCTCGGCGCTGGTGATTGAGCGCGTGGCCAAGATCGACGCCGCACTGACGGTCACCACGGCCCGCGCCTGCACCCTCGGCTATCCTCCGGGCGGTTTGCCTGTCCTGGCCAGCTACACCACCGCCGGTGCGTTCACTCACAACATCGTGCGCAACTGCGACTTCATGGACTGCGTTGGGTGCGGTGCCGGGGGAGGCGGGGGCGGCGGTGACGGCGGCCTGGGCAGCACCGGCCAGGGCGGGCGCAAGGGCTCATGGAACGCGCGCACCGTGGCCCGCAACATCCACATTCCCGGCTCCGCATTGACCCTGACCGGCATGGTGGGCGCGCCCGGAGCCGCGGGGGCCAAGGAGAAGGACGGCGGCGCCGGCGGTGACACCACATTCCTGATCGACGGAATCACTACCACGTGTGCTGGCGGCACCGGCGGTAAAGGCGCCTACGCCGGCAACGGACTCAACCAGCCCGGCGAGGCTGCGGGCAACACCACCATCAACGGCCAGACCTACAGCGGCGGTGCGCAGGCAGGCACCAACACCAACGGCAACTCGCCTGGAGGTGGCGGCGGTCCCGGCTCGGGCGGCGCCTTCGGAATCGCCAACCCCGGACGCCTCGGCGGAACGGGCGTCGCCCATATCCGGTCCTACCAATAGAAGGGAAACCCATTATGGCCTGGGGAATTTCGTCGTACCTGGCGAACAAGATTCTCGATCACATCTGCCGCAACGTGGCCTACACACCACCGGCCACCGTGTACGCCAAGATGCACACCGGCGACCCTGGTGCGGCGGGCACGGCCAACGCGTCCTCGGTGGCCACCCGCTACGCCTGCGCGTTCGCCGCAGCGGCGGCCGGAACGATCAGTCAAACGAACACCCCCGAGCACACCCTCGGTGCCACGGAAAACATTGCCGGGGTGTCGTTCTGGGACCACCCCACGACGGGAAATTTCCTGTGGTCCTCGCAGGCCACCGTCTCCAAGTCGGGCGCCAGCGGCGACATCATCCGCATCAACTCCGACACCCTCAACCTCGCGCCGCTAGCCGCATAGGAGAACCGTCATGTCTGAACTCGATTGGGCCGTGCAATGGGAAGCGGCCACACCCGACCCCGAGATCCTCGCCAACAAGCCCGAACCCCCAATCTTGATTGGCAACCCGGGATCTGAGGCCGAAAATGCTGCAACCAGAGCCGAATACGTCGAGGCGCTACAAGCATATGAAGCTCTGGTCGACGCCGACCTGGACAACCCGCAGCGCTGGCAAAGCGTGCGATCGGTGGCCGCCAACGAGGACGATGCCCGGCGCCTGCTGGCAGAGTTGCGCCGACTACACGCCACCAACCCGCTGGCGCGCAACTTCGCGCTGGTGACCTCACCTCCCCGGGTATGGACTCCAGTCGAATGACCAAGCAACTAGCCATGGTTGGCGCCTTCTGCCTGGCCGTGTTCGCCGTCGCGTTCCGCCTCGGCTGGTGGGCATCCGACCGGCTTTCGTCCTACGCACAAGAAATCGACCTACGCATCGAAAAGGAGTACACCCGATGACCACGGTGATCACGAAGCTCAAGGCCCGCGAGGTTGACAACTTCTGCCGCGCCCGCCGCGGCTTGCCGTACGCATTCGGTGGCGCGTTCAGTACCGACCCGAAGCGCTCTACTGACTGCTCGGGGCTTGTCTTGCAGACTGGCGCGCTGCTGATGGGTCGCACCGACTGGTCCGGAAACCGCTACGGCTCAACGGAATCGTTCCGCTTGAACTACCCGATTGTTTTCGACATCGGGTTCAAGCGACTGCCTGCCGGTGGCGCGAAGGCGCTCGGTTTCGCGCCGATCATGCTCGTCGGGTTGCAGCACGGCGGCGGCGGCGAATACAGCCACACCGCGTGCACACTGTTCTACGCCGACGTTCCGGGCGGTGAGATCAAACAGTCGGTGCGCGGTATTGACTG